CTTCCACTAAAAGTACCAATTGCAGTATTATTAGGACCTGAAGTAGTTAAATATAAAGCTTGTACTCCAACTCCAACATTATAATTAACATTAGAATTTTGTAATGCTCCTGAACCAACTGCTACTACTGCGCCTCCTGTTGTATTTGTATATAGTGCGAAACTTCCAATTGCTACATTACTATTTGCAGTCGTTGTAGAAAACATTGCACTTGTTCCAATAGCCGTATTTTGAAATCCACTAGTATTTGCCTTTAATGCTGAGAATCCAATGGCAGTATTAGAACCAAAGGTTGTACCCGTAAATGCGTTCAAAGCATCAACACCTACGGCAGTATTGCTCGAAAATGAGCCATTTCCCTTTCCTATCCTGACACCATTTATTCTTGCATCAGCGATGGCAACATCAAACTTAAATCCGCTATCGGTTGAATTCCCTCCGATTGATACATTTCCCGTACTCGTAAATATCCGCATCGCCTCAGTTCCGGTAATCCCAAACAATATCGAACCACCCGATGCGTTGGCAATAGCCATATCACCAGCAACGGTATTGGTAATGAAACTATTTGCTGATGAGGCTAAACCTACAACGAGATTATAAGTAGCCGATGTAGGCGTATCAGTTATCCTTAAAGATGGAGCATTTCCACTCAGTTGTAGATGGGTGTCAGCAAGTAAATTATAAATCTGAAACCTTCCAGTACCTGATGTTGTAGTTCCTATATTGACATAATATGAACCATCATAATATATTGGAGACGTTCCTAAAGTTGTGGATGTAGCAAAATAAGATAGATAATTTGCCGTCCCACTAACTGCGCCTGAAATAGTACCCCATGACATTGTCGTGCCATCTGTTGTAAGGTATTTGCCAGAGTTACCCGTCTGAGATGGAGGCAAAGCATAACCCGATGAGAAAGTTAGCGCAAGCGTTCCTGATGAGGTTATAGGTGTTCCACTAATGGCAAATCCAGTCGGAACAGTCATAGCCACCGAAGTGACCGAACCCGTACCGGCACCCGTAATCTGATTAGTTATTAAGGACTTATTTATCCTCATTAGATGATTGTGATGTTAATCTGATTCGCTGCCCATTCGTATGCCCAAGTATTGATATTTGTACCTGATTGGTCACCCCAATCTTGGTAATCCTGTCCTGACATTCCAAGATTCCCGTTTGCAAGTACTGAACCGCTGATAGGATTGCCATCAGGGTCTTGAGAGTCAGCCTCTTTCATTTCCCAATAGAATGTTGCCGATGTTTCAAGGTCATCTGCTATTGAGCGCAATGTGAATACCTCTGCGGTCTTTACCGAACCGTTTGACCAAATTTGTACAGGTTGAATATTTGCCATGTTATTTGTTTTATACTATTTTAAGAGTTCCTGCATCATTCCACAAGTCACCCGTAGAAAGTCCTGTTGCTGAAGTTGGAAGTGATGACATATTAATGCGACCGTTTGACTTTATTGTCATATGAGCAGTAGATGAACCTCCTGCTGCAAATTTGATAGCACCAGTTGAAGCATCATTTAAAATTGCAATATCTTTTAAAGTATTATAAAAATAAGCATCACCTGATGCTACAATTTTATATGGTGTATTAGTAGAAGACCATTTCCCTAAATTAAAATTTCCTGAAGACGCATCTGTCTGAAGTATAACTGCTACTCCTGCATTTGTAGCACTTGCTGTGTTATTTAATGTAATTGTTGCAGGGATACTTTGATTTTTATTTAATGTTATATTATCCTGCACCCTCATTGTCCCATTCACATCGAGTCTGTATCCTGCGTCGGTGAATGTTCCACCGTTTTGTAACAAAACATTTCCACTTGCAAAAATGGACATCCTTTTTGAAGGACTTGTTCCGCTTGGAGTGGTATAAAAATTAATATTAGCAGTGTTTTGTCTTGCTGCGAAACCTATTTCTGAACCATCAGCAGTACCAAAATCAGCAACAGGAGTTCCTGTATAATTAACAAATTGTATTGCACCTCCACCACTACCGCTTGCACCGCCTGCTATTACTAAAGAAGTATATTTTGTATTTGCAGATGATTTTAAAAATATCTTTTGCTCTTGAGCTGTACCTCCCCACCAATCAATATTAGTTGGAGTATAAAATGTATTTGCTCCAACCCCCAACCTCTTATTGGTATTATCCCAAAATAAGTTGCTATTATCCTGCGCAAGCACCCCACTTGTCCCTGCAAACAACACACTCCCCGCCGTTGCAGATGTAATGCTTCCACCGATAGCCATACCTCCACCGCCTGAATACTGCGGAATGTTAAGCGTATTTCCTACCAACGTGGCAGCTCCTGATGTACCTGTTGTGGTGAGGGTTAAAGCGCCTTGTTTTGAGTTAAATGTACTCCAATCAGTTGAAGATAAAGCACCCCTATTTGTAGCTGATGCAGTTGGGATATTCAAAGTAATGACTGGTGTAGTTGTACCATTTGCAACGGTAGAACTTAAATCCGTTCCTGTAGTCCCAAGTGTTAAAGCAGCTACTGATGTAACTGTACCATTACCCTTTGCATTCAATTGTGTCTGAACAGCACTTGTAACACCTTTAACATATGATAACTCAGTAAGTGACGGATATGTAGCAGTGGTAAGGCTTGAAATGGCAGAAGTTCCGCTAAAATACGCTAACTCATTGGTAGTTCCTGTGCCTGTTACTGGATTTGTCAGAGCATTCTGTTTTCCATTGAATGTACTCCAATCCGTTGATGACAAGTAACCATTCGAAGATGATGATGCAGCATTGATGCTGACTGTATTTGTTGATCTTGCAAGTGGGGAACTAAATGTCAAAGGTTGTTCAGGAGTATACCCTAAAACAGTACCTATTGACTTATTTTCCCATAACCCATTCCCACTATTGTAAAATATTCCATCTTTATTAGATGGACTTTGTGCAGAAACATTATGTAACTCGTCTAATTCGTAGCCGTTTTGTATTTTAATCTGAATAGTTCCTTGAGTAGGATGCGATCGTACTACTATGCCAATATAAACTAAATGTATGGGAGCATATGGTTTTGTGCTTGTATAGCCTCCAGCAGTAGTACCACTCAAATAAAGCTGAGTACCATCCGAATAAGCTGATGTATTCAAGTTTTCAATAAGTCCAACCTGAATAACATATCCATTATTCATATTGGTAATATCCTCACGAACAATACCAAATGTCTGAGCAGATGTAGCATCAGAAGTGGCTATTGCTTTTGCAATAGTAGGTAAATTTCCATGACCCCCATTGATATAAACTACAGTTCCTTTAGTAATAGTTGCCCCACTTTGATTATAAACCTCAGTAATCAGATTAATAGCATCTAATGCAGTTGGGAATGTCTGTAAAGCACCAGTACCATCAATATACTGCAAAGTCGTTCCTGTCGGATCATCAAACTTCGCATCCAATGCCGTCTGTAAATCAGTTTGATTTGACAGAGTACCCGTAATTGATCCCCAAACAGATGCACCGCTTCCTCCTGAACCGGAATAGTCAACGGTAATGTATATAGGCGATACGGTGGTACTCATGTACACATCCGTCACATTGTATGTTACTTCAATAACCATGTTAAGATGTTATTTGGTCTTCAACTGCCACAAAACCGTACATATATGTGTATGTACCCGATGGATTGGTAACTTGCAAATCGTAGTTGAATTCCCCAACGGTATAAGTCGCAGTAGTAACCGCAGTAAGAGTGACAGTCCTTTGGTTGGTATCACCCACCACAAAATCGGCATTTGTCCAGGTGAATTGAGTCGTTCCTGCTGAATTCTTTGCCATAAGTTTAAATGTATATGCGGATACGTTTATGGGCGTTGAATTGCAGGAATCCTCCCAAAATTTCAAGTCCCAACTATATGTGTCACCCTTGCGGATGGGCTTCATGTTATGTTCTGTTGCCATATTACAAATTTACGGTACTTCGGTGAATTCCCCTGTACCTTGTAAGGTATATGAATAAGATGGAGTCTGCCCATAGGTTGACTCCAAAGTGAGCGAAGTGATGTAGCAGTTAAAACTATATTTTTTATAGTTTGATTGTGGATCAATCATATCAAATCGACCAGCATAAACCGTATCCGTGCCAAGGATGAAGTCATCGAAGAATGTAATCGGGTGCATTGCGGATTGGACTATCTTAATTAATCCCGTTCCCGACATCGTAAACGTCTGCCTTCCCTTGATGAACTCTCTGAATATACCGTTTGTTTTTGGCGCAAGTTCTATCATATCCGCCTCAATTGTGATAGTGCTATTTTTAGCACAGGCGAATGGGTAGGTATTTGCGCCATCCGTTATGTATAAAACCAATCCGCTTGCCGTTAGTACATCTGCCATTTTACACTATTGTTGTATGAACTCATCATAGTAAGGGTCGTAAGTCAGTCCTTGTTGAGCCGAAGGTATGGAAATTGTTCCGCCTGCCACAGTTATAGATGTCGCACTGGTAATGTTCAACGTAATGATATCACCTGGAGCGATAGTGGTAGCCGTTGATGGTGACATATTAAAAGTAAATGACTGATTAGCCACGTTTACAGGATAGGTCTGCGTTTTAATTGCAGTTGAATTCAGCTTTAAAGTCATTGTAATGGTTGTCGGATATGATGCGCATTGAAGCGTACCATTGATCGATGCAGTTATGTTTTTTGTAATACTTGCTCCTCCATCCCATCTTATATCCGTATTGGATTGAATGCTGAATCCTCCAGAAGTTGTAAGCGTAGCCGGTATCTTGATAGGACTTGCGTAAGTACCCAAAGTCCAAGAAGCGGAAAAGTTTTGTGACGTCAACGTATCCCTATTGGTATCATATACCTCCTCAAGTGTTGCCTGCCAAATTCCACTGCTAAAGTCAATTTCCTTCATATTTGCAATAGCGTAGACCTTATCAGGGTCATCATCAACAAATATTACTGTATTCATTAAACCTATCGGCTCATTTGGAGTCGTTCCACCATCTGCCCAAAATAGTCCGTAAAAAGTGGCATCTATCTTAGTTCTATTAACTCTGTTATGCTCCCAATAAGCCGTAGCATTTTGCCTACGGAATCCGAAGGATTCACCGGGGAAGCGGAAGCGACTCCAATTTTTATCAGTTAATGTTATTCCATCAGATTCAAATATAGCACCTTTATTAAATTCAGTATTATCATCATCAAGCCAAATTTGATTTAGAGAGTTATTATTAATATTGTCAGTCTTTATATATTTTGAGGCTTGACCGACAATACTTCTATCTTCAGAACTGAATGATGTTTTTATATCGAATTTTAAGTTTTTAAAATAGTTAATTTGAGTTAATCCGCTTCCTGTATTAAAACCAATTAAATACAATTGTAAATTTCCGTCAATTGGAAAAATGTCTGATTCAATATCAAAACTATTCCATTCATCAGCCTTCAAACCATTACCTCCACCAAATTCATAAGTTATTGATTTAATAGTTAAATCCCATTTACCATCTTCTTTTAAATAATATGTTAAACTTCCATTTGTTAAAGTTACCCAAGCAATTGATTTTAAACCAGTATATGCTTCAGCTTGTCTATGTTCTACTGAAAAATTGAGTCTTGATAATGCAGCACATTTAACAGAATTAGACTGAAAGAATGTATTAACATCACTTGATAAAGGAGTTATTTGTAAATAAGCATATCTCTCTAATAAAGCACCTTGCAATCCGCTTGCATAAATTTCACGGACATATAAAGTATCGTAAGCATCAGGTGTTGTAGGTGATGATAAAGTACCAGCATAATGAGTCCACCCATCAAGCGAATATTCCTTATAAGTTACACCTTGTGCCGAAATTGTACCCCTTATAAAACTCTCATTATCAAGAATTTCATCAAATGTCTGAAAGTTAAAATCTACCTCATCCTGCTTCGTTTTCTTTTTAATCAGTTTAATCATTCCAGGTTCAATCGGCTTGACTTCTGAACTTGCCCCGACTTGGATATCGTAACGCTTGGAAAGTCCTGACTTACTGCCGACATTGGAATAAAACCCTTCTAAATTGGATGTAGGAGGTGTGTATAATTCCTCCATCCGCATAATCCACCAATAATTTCGATACATGAAGATAGTCTGACTCCATGATCGATTTATCTTCTCAAGTACCGTGTAAGAATCTTCATACTGATTCGCTTCAGTGGCGAACGTCTTTGCATTTATGTAGCATTGCTCCAAAGGTGATCCGTATGATGTTGTAGTCATACTATCATGGAACAAGTTGTTAAATTCATAATAGCGCACAAATGATTGTGATGTGCCAGTCATTGCATACTGCATCAGTGCAGATGGAGTAAATACGCCTTGCAATTCCGCACCTCCATCACTCAATTGCTGCGTTTTAAGGTATCCGAATCCTTCAGAAGCCCTTACGGTTATGATATGATTCTGGTCGCTCCAATTCTCCTGAAAATCATCCTGGAGTAAGTATCCGACCCAATAAGCTATGGAATCTATGGTAAATGATACCGAAATATCAGAGTCGTTGTCAGCGTAGAAATCTTCTATTGTAACCCCTGTAGCATTGGTCAAGATATCAATCTCAGCCATCTGAGGACGTATTGGCTTGAAGATATTTTCATCCGTATTAAACTCACGAAGGACAAATGGGCGAGGCCCACCCGTTAAGGTAGTTGAAGATCCTGTGAACCCTTCAAAATTGAAACGTACTATGCAATCATAACCGTCTGCACTTTTAAACTCAATCCTATATTTCTCAGCTTTAGCCAACTCTTGAAATTGTTGCGTTTGTACGATTAATTGAACCCACTAAATCTGAACCTCTCAAAACTACGTTAACTGAACCACTCATGCCCATTGTACCGCCTCCGATTCCTGCGAATTGTGGAGCTGCAACTTTACCACCGAATCCAAGACTTCCGGCAACTAATTCACCTACTTGTTTTATTCCACCTGCAAAACCTCCTGCTCCAGCACTAAATCCACCTGTAAACAAGGTAATCAATAAGGCAATAATACCAGTTGCGATGATTTTCGCTACAATCTGCTGAATGGCTTTAAGGATTGATTTACCAAATTCATCAATAGCCAATTTACCAGTAGAAAGGAAATTGCTGAATAAATCCTGCAAAGGACTGAAAAACGTATCATTAATCAGATTGTAAGCAGCGGTTAGGTTGGCTTGTTTCTTTACTTCAGCCAAAGAAAGAGCCGCATTTTTTTGTAATTGGTCAATTCTTTTAATCTCATCTTCTATACCTAATGGTAAAGCAGGAGGAACAATAGGAGCAGCAGGCGTTGGTATTGGTCCTTCTTTTTTAATTTCTATTGGTACATTTAAAGGTTTTAATTGCTTTGTAACCTTATCATATACTTGTAAATTGTTATACAAATTCTGATTGAATCGTATTAAACCTCCATTTGCCTCTGCAAACTTATCCGTAATTGGTTGAGACTTTGAAATCCTATTGTAATAGTCAAGTTCAATCAGATATCCTTCATTCAGCACATCAATCGCAGCCTTCAAGGCTTCGTATGAGCCTTTCTGCGTAGTAAGTCCTTGAAATAACTTTGGGTCAATTGCTTGCAACTGCTTTAATGCTTCGGCTCTCTTTTTTTCCTTTTCTGTGACATTCAGAACAACATTTGCAAGTTCTTGCAGTTTGTCAATGTTTGACTGAACATTTAATTGCTCAGGAGACAATCTGATGTCTCTGATAGTTTCCAGTTCGTATCTATAATCCTTTGCCTCTTGCTTTGCTATTTTTAAGGATTCAGCCTCTGCTTTGCCTTGTTTTTTTAATTCATCAACACGTTTTCTTGTTGCCTCGTTTATTTTGGCTATTCCTACTGCAATAGGATCAAGTTGACCAAGATAATTATCTTGTTCTTTTGTAATTATGTTAATCTGATTCCTTAATTCCTTAACCGCATTTACACTATTATTAAAATCAGTTAATGCCCTTTGCTGCTGATTTTGTGAGGCAAAACCAGTGATAACTTGCTGTTGATTCGCTTTGCTTAGTTCAGCGGATGCTTTCACATAATCTTGATCAGCTTTAGTAAGCTTCTGCCTTAATTCTGCAAGTTTTGTTTCATTGGTTACAAGTGCAGCTGATATTCCTGCTTCTTGAATCTTTAATCTTACACTTTCCTTCCTTGCAGCAGCATTTGCTTGAATTAACAAATTACTTTCAGCAGTTAAGGCATTCTCATCCTTAATGCCGGAAACTACATCAGGAGCAATCTTCTTGAGTTCTCCATATGCTGCAATCCTATCTTCCTGTGGCTTTTTGTTATTTGTTAGTGTCTTTGTAAGGATATTGATTTTAGCCTCCTCAGCAGCGGCATTTCCTGCTGCTTCGAATAACGACTTGTTAAATGCTTTCTGCCCTTCAGTAGCTTCTTTTGTGATGCCTAAAATGACATTGAACGCTTCACCAAGTGAACCATACTTCTGAATCAAAGCCGTAACCCCTGCAATTACCGCACCAAATGCGAATGATACACCAGCAGGGCCGGCAAGAGATGCAGCAAGTGATTTCAATGCTGGGCCTGTTCCTCCGGCTTGTTTTGCCAATGCCCCAAAGGAATCAACAACTTGCGGTAGGTTATTTTGAATTGCTATAAATCCAAAAGGAAGATCACGAGTAACTTGACTTAATGAAGTCAAAGCATTTGCACCATTGGCAACCGGAGCCTTTATGCTGCTTACATCAGTGGCAGTTTTTACTACCGCCTTATCGAATGTATTTAAATTACTTGTTGCGGTTTTTAATGGTTCAGAAGTGGATGCCTTAATAGTTTGACCAAACTGCTGAAGTTGTTTTTGTGACTCACTGATACCTTTCTCAAGGTCTCCGATGTCCGCACCTATCTTAAAAACTAACCCTTCATTCATTTTGCCAAACGTTTAAAAATATCCCGCAACTCATCATCTGACATCCCATTATTAACCTCATCGCCTGGCAATTGCCATAATCCTTCCGGCGATTTAGGAGCCGTTTTCGGATCTCCAAGTAACCGTACCATAGTAAACATCAAAAGCCTTGTCTGACGGTAACCATCAACCTTCTTTTCCTCATAACCACGCATCATCAGACTGAGATGTCTCGGAGATGTCTCATAGAACTCACGAGGTCTGAGCATCATTTCACCGAAGCAAAACGCTTCGATGTCTTCCCAGGTGAAGTCTTTTTTTTTGGCGTTTCGGTAGTCGGTTGCGCTTGTTTGATGAAATCGTTTTCACTCCATACCTTCATGGCGTTCATAATCTCATCATTATTGCGAATCAAAGAGTTCTCAACGTAGTTAACAAAATCCTCAAAGGTCAATTCAGGTTCTACATCCTTTACAAGGCAGTTATTATAATATCCGCTGTAAAGAATATGAGAAATCCCGATTTCGTTAATCTCATTTCCGTTGAAACTCTTTCCTTCTACCAGTTTACCCTCAGATAGATATCTGAAGGATGCCATTCCAAATTTTAGTCCAATCTTTTTCGAATCAATAGTTAAAGTGCAGTAGTTCATAATTAAGCAGTGATGTCAAGAGTGCCAGTAGATGAGATAGTTCCTGAGAAGTTGATGAATTCAGTTGTGCTTTGATTCAGTGTCAAATCGCTTACATAACCGCTGAACTGATGATAATAAGTAGCACCAGCAGATGAACCTGTAACGACAGGATTCTGAACCCTTACTGAAATCTTGGTCTTGTTAACCGCAGCTGAAAGCAAGTCTTCATATGAAATCTGAGAAACGCTTGGAGCGACTTCACAAATTGCATCGAAATCTACGGTCATAGAAGGCTCACCCACTGAAGTCAAAACACCGCAGTTTGTTTGCTCGGTGGTTGTGTCCAATGTGGTGTTTACTGATGATGTCCTCAAACAAACGAGGTTGAGGTATGAACTGCCACCGGCAGGATCAATCTCAATGTTTTGGAGGCTACCTTGAATTTGTCCCATTTTATCTATTTTTGATTTACTAAATTACTGATAGTTATTATTTTCCGAGCGATAAAGTTATCGCCACTCTGCAAAGGTAAGTATCTTGATGCGGTTCTACTCATTGGGTAGACCACAAAACTTGCATCACTTATTCCGTTTATGTTTGTATCAGGTATGAGTAGGTTCAATATCTGTGATGCTATATTATCCACTATTGATAAATCGTTAGTCCGATATTGCTCGCTGAATATGTCAATGGTGACATTTACCTGATTCTGAAAGTTGTGATTTGTATTATTTGCAGTTTCCGAAATGTCCGAAATAATCACATAATTCTTCGGAGGCGTATTGAAAGGAGATTGACCATAAACAGGAACATTTACGCTATTGTACGAAAGATTCCCGTTCAATGCGGATATATATAATGTCCTGACGCTATTTGCGCAATCAATCATTTAGGATGTCTTTAATTTGTTTTACAAGTTCAGGAGTATATAAAGCAATTGAAGGAGCCATGTATGGTCTTGCAGGAAGTCTTCCTGCTCCATTTTTGTAAAATTGCTTTGCAAGTGTCTGCCATTCTTCATCTAAACTTGGAACATAAGATGCTGCATATGACCCTGTACCAAATTCAACATAAGCAGCGTAATTAGATTGTGCCACTAATTCATAATTAAGGAAAGTGTTCTTTTTAAGGCTTATTTTACCTTTTAAGAAACCAGAATCAACAGGAACAATATTTTTGGCATTTCTTGCCATTTGTTCACCTTGTGCTGCGATTTCGGCATCTATCATAAATGTCTTATCATCAACAGTGTCCTTCAATTCATTCAGAACCTTATTTATCTTCCGATTATCAAGTGATATGTTAAATCCCTTGGCCATTAAATCACAACTTGCTTATACTGGTGATAGTGCAATCCATCCCAATTCGGGAACTGCGAAATAACGCTTTTCGGGTCGTTATTCATCTTCTTGCCTCTGTTCTCATACATCCAAGCCACCAAAGTGAGCATATCATTTCTCAAATCTTGTGGAAGGCTTCCATATCCTGCGGTATAGGTAATCTTGTAAGTACCAGGCAGATATAGCCACAATTTACCCCCGATAATCTCATAATCCTCGTTTTTGGTTAGCAGTTCAAAGTCATTGATTCCTTCCTTGATGTAAACCAAATCAACGCAGACAAGAGGAGAATAAGGCAAATCAACCGCCCAAACGAATGGCTCATAACCTGTAGTAGTCACATAAGCAGTCAGTTGCTTATTGGCAAGTGATCTACCCGTAAGCTTCTCAAGATGTTCCCTTGCTGCCGTTATCAACATATCAATCTGCGAATCGTCCGTAGTATAGTCAATCCGCATCCAATTCTTTGCATCGGTACGGCTGACCGGCTCCACTGCCGTATCCGCTACTGTTACTACTGAGTCTATGTATATCGCCATGAGTATACTTTTTCTTGGAACCAACCGGCAAAGGCATCAAGTGCTTTTCTTGGGTCGTGTTCTCTGCTTCTTTTTTTACTTTTTTTGTAGGCTTCAGTGTACTTGGCTTTATCATCCAATTCACCAATAGCTTTAACCCACGCTTTAATATCATTTCGGTCTTTTATGTAGATTGCCGCCTTTCCGCAATTTTCTTGTAGTCCTGGAGTTGGTGTGCAAATCACAGGAATACCCGATGCCATCGCCTCAGTTGCCGTTCTGCCCCATGATTCATACTCTGATGGCATTAACAATATTCTTGTTTTGCCATATATCGAGTGTATATCAGGCGTATTCGGCACATATCTCACATTTGGCAGGCTTGGTGTTATTTGCTCATCATATGACCCTATAACGCCTAAAAACTGCTTGTGTGGCATTGCTCTTGCTATATCTGCAAAGA